CGATCTAAGAGGAGAAATAAATTCCCCCCTTGTTAATGTTTTTTTTATTAAGGTAAGATAGTCATACCTGTTACCACATCCGCTAATGTACCATCCAATTGATTCATCGGATTTTGTTCTAATGCCTGGAAGGTGATGTTGTAGCCCGCCTGATCTCCAAGAGCCTTTCCGCTCACAGAAGTTCCTGCAGATACAAATGAGCCATACACCTCACCAAGTAAGAAACTATTTCCATTATTATCGATGAACACAATTCCTAATTTAGGAGATTGAGCCAAAGTTTTAAGAATGTTTCTTTTTGTTTGGTCTAATTTAGCAAAATATGTAACCAATTCTTGTGTGTAGAAAACTGTACCATTTTCTAATGAAGCATTCACTGTCTCTGTAAATTGTGAAGACGTGCGGATCAATTCGAAAACATACCAACTACCACTACCACTAATTGAAGTGATTAAATCACTACCATCTTTGGTAACATTTGTAATGTTTGTGAAGTCAGTTATGTATGCCGTACCCACGCCGCCCACGTTATCTCTACAAGAAAGTGCTATACCACTACTAAGATTACATGCCATGTTATATTTTATTTATTAAATAACGTTTATTGTTTTGAAAAAAGTGGTGAGTATTTCATCACCACTTTTAATTATGAAAGACCGTTTGTTACAAAGAACTCAGGGAACGCGATTTGTGTTCCGATTTTGTATGCAGCCATGATACGCACCTCTTGGAAATCTTGTGAGAACCAAGCGCGGAATGAATCTTCATCCGAAGTTAAGTCTGTGCCGATTAAGAAATATTGCGCAGGACCTGCAGCAATTAAATTTGATCCGTTTAATCCAGGCACACCTACAACGCGATAGTTTGTTTGCGGATGATACATTGAGTAAACAGAACCTAATTTATTTTCAGAAGAATCGATCCAGAAGTTATTTGCGTTACGAACCGCCTGCAAGTAACATTTGAATTGTTGTTGCGACATAAAGATAACGATGTCATCTCTGTCATAAACGTTTGCATTTAATAACTGAATGATGTTATCGATTTGACCTAATACGTTGTTTGCTTTGTCTTGAACAGAAGTACCAGTTACAGAACATAATGCAGTTGCACCTGTTACTTGAACAACACCACCAGTGTTCTTTAATAATTCAACGAATCCACTGAAAGTAGAACCTTGATATTGAGGGTAAGTGCTACCTGTTGTAGTACCTGTTGAAGATTGCCAAATACGATATTCGTTGTCTCTCTTAATTTGCTTAGTTTGCAAATCAATGATCGCCTGCTCGAATGGTGCGTTTTCATTATACGATCCCGCATTTAAATATTGACCAAGCCATAAAGTATTTAATTGCTGTAAACATAATGAGGTATTAATTTTCAGCGCCTGTACTGTTACTGGTGCAACAGTGAATGTAGTTTGACCACTATTTGACCAACCACAAGTTGTTCCTGTTTGAACTACTAACGTTTCAGAAAGTAAGTTAACATTTTGAGTGCCTTTGATGCCCGGAATTACATTACAAAATTCCATAGTCACCGGTGAAAGCACCGCCTCACTTATGATATCACTGTTAAGTTGATCTACATACGTAGACAGCCCCGCAAGATCATAAGAAAAGTTCATCTTAGAAAGATTTTTGTTTTTCATCTTATTGATTATTTTTTTTTTAATTATTATGAGAAAGTTGTTCTCTCAATCTTTTGAATCCTTCAACCTTAGTATTACTTACGGATGAGAATTCACTTTTGTTTATTTGGTTTTTAGTTACTCTCGAACCTGCTGGTTCAGAAGAGAATTTTTTGAATTTTGTTTCAAGGGATTCATATTTCCCGTTTAAATGATCGATCTTTGTTTCGATACGTTTCATTGCCTGTGAGAACGCTTCCACGAATCCTGACATTTCATCATCATCTGATTCTTCAACGTTTTCTCTTTCAACAATTTTACCGTCTTTAACAATTACACGAATTTTTACTTCGTTACCGTCAGAGTCTTTTAACATGATTTGATGCTCGCCATCGGGTGCAGGTAGTTTTTTATCACCATCCATAACCTCGATAGATTCACCCACGTCAAATGTTGGAGATTCAAGGACAACACCATCACTCGTTTTTGCCTCGGTGAATACGGACTCATAGCCCTCACCACGTGCTTCATACGCCTTTTTGGATTGAATACCTTTAATTTCTCCACCAACGATTGACATGACTTGTCCATCACTTGTTTCGTATGTCCCATCAGCCATTGCTGATAATTGACCATCATACCCAACTTTTTTAACTAACGTTCCAGACTCAGGTGATTCACCACCAATTCTGATAACAGTTCCGTCTTTAAGTTTGATATCACCGTCTTCCATTTCCACCATCGGTCCCTCTGATTCTGCCATGGTTTCTGATTTGATAATTTCCTCAGATTTTTTATCTTCGATCTTGGCGTCGTCTGTTTTTTCCATACCACCACCCATTTTGATCTTCGATACTTTTCCTTCTTCGTCAACTTCAATTTCAGAACCATCTTCCATCTTGTGAGTTCCAGCCGGTGCAGGGATCATACCTTCCTCCGTCGCTACGTATAACATCTTTCCAACTTCTAAACTATCACCTTCCATTTTTACAGTAATACCTTGTTCGGTTTTACCATCATAAAATTTCTGTTCAGTAAAGTTGAGGATAGACATTATTTTTTGAATAGCCTGTTTACTTGTCATCTTTAATAGATTTTAAGATTTTTCTTATTGTGTTTATTTTTTTATCTTCTTCGGAAAACATTGAACGTTCACCAAATAGACCTTCAACTGAGAAACCAGTTAAGGATTTTTCTTTAATCATTTTCCAGATCTTATCATCCAATACCTTCATGGCCACGTACCAGGTCCCTGAGGGCAGATTGAATCCGTAAAAACTTGATTTATCTTTGATAGGATCTTCACTAACCCAAGATTCTGTTACGAATACTTTGTTAGATCCTAATTTAATGCCGTCATGTTCGACTGATGTTTCGTCAGTGCGTTTCTCTCTTAGGAATTTATTCGCCATTTTCTTGATCGAATCCTTACTGAAAAAAACGTAGAAAGGATTTCCCAATTCATCATAACGAATAATCATTTTGTTTGGTACCATCGCCGCACCTACCACAATTCTTTTCTCATCATCAAAACCAAAAACCATTTTAAGTTTTGGATCTTGTTGTTGTTCTTGAAATATTTGTTTTGGTTTTTCCCAATATCTGAATGTTGCGTTTGGTCCTTGTCTTGGATTCAGTGTTCCACCATTTGACTTTCTTTGTCTTTCTGGTACCGTGTTTGGTTGTTGAGATGAATTTAAACCATCTTCACCTTCCCATACACTATTTTCAACACTTGCGTCGTTGATGATCTTTCCTGTTTTCTTGTAGAGTAATCTCACCCATACGTGTCTGCAATTAAAAGATCCACGCCAACGAAATATATTATAGAAACCGAACTCAGGATTTGCGACACCGTCTGTAAGATCATCGATATCCTCGAAACGATATACACGATCCTTGGCCATCATCTCTGCACAGAACTTACGATTGTCTTTGTCTCTTGGACCGACATACTTGAAACGAACTCTAAATTCACCCTCATCCAATTCAGATTCTTCATTTGGTTTGGAGAACCTTTGTTGTTCCATCTTGTGGATCATAGAAGGGGTGATTTTTTCGACTTTAATGATCTCGAAACCCTCATCTATCAATTGAGAATAAGGTTCCCCTAATGTGTCTAATTTTGGGTTATGTGCACAGAAGTCATCTGACATGATTCTATACTCTGATTCATTATCAAGTTTTTCAACCTCTTCGAATTGTTGTTGTTTGTTAAAAGCCAACCATGTCTCTTCATGTGCAGGTCTACTAACTAATGAAATCGCCTCGATACCTGATTCATCGTATTCGTCATTAATGAAAAGTTCTACAATCTTTGTCGTACTCATTATCTGTAAATATTAATATATGTATTTTTTACCATTTTTAAATTAAAGAACGGGATTTAATTACTCTATCAAATTGTTGTTGAGTTGAAATATCCGTTGATGTTACATAAGTTCTGATCGGTTGTTGTGAAATTGATTCACCAATTTGTTTAACCAATAACTCTGAATTATCATTTGTTCTTCTTTCTTGTTTCGTTGCGAGTCCACCCATTGCGAATTGTGGTTGTATACCGAAGTCATTAATCGCACTGAGTAATGGTTGGAATACTCTTGTTGATCTTGCGTTGATAACGAACTCACCATCACTAAGTAACGCAGGGATTGAATCTGATGTCTCAGTTCCTGGTCCTCGAACAATTCCTCCCTGTGCCCTTTTCACCGCAACTGCTTGGATCGGTGCAGTAGGTGTTGATCCTACCTGTGGACCTGCCGGTGTTGATTGAACTCCACCACCACTTCCACCTTGTGCACCAGGAACTTGAACTGATACGATTTTCTTAACCGTTGCAATACCACTCGCAACTGCTGCACCTGCCGCAATCGCACCCAACGCAGGACCAATTACAGGAATTCCCGCCAAGGATTTATATGCCGCAACCGCAGACTGATACGTATCGATCGTTGCCTTCGCAATCGCAAACGCCTTACCTGCAACGGTATCCTGTCCTACGATCTGTGATAATTGACCGAGTGCGTCTCCAACAAGTTTTGTTTTTTCTAACGCAGATCTTTCTTCTAATCTATCAAGTTCTCTTTTTGCCTTGGAGTTTCCCGCAGATCTCTTATTGAATTCATCCTCAGAGATTGCGTTACTTTGTCTTAATTGTTTTAACTGTTCGTTCTGTGTGTTGAGTGCAGTTCTTTGTTCATCATAAAACCCTTGATCGAATCTTGAAAAGTCACCATACTTGTTTTCAATCCTCTGTGTTTCCGCTTGGAATTGATTATCAACAATGGATAATATCTGATCTGCGTAGGTCTTTCTTAACTGAACTCTCTCTTGTTCAGAATAGTTTGTACTATTTGTAAGTTCTGTTTGTAACGCCTGATACGCCGCAAGGGTTTGATCGAAGTCACCCTTTGCATCGTCAAGATCTCTCTGTAATTTTTCTTGTCTCTTCTTCTTCTGTTCATCTTCATCAGTCTTGATCGCGTCTTTGAGTTGTTTTGCGTATTTGTCACGTATGACTTGTTTCTGTGCCTCACTCAATTCAAGATTGGAAAGTTCTTCCTGCATTCTTGCGTCGAGAAGGAATTTCAATTCTTCTCTTGAAGTATCTGCCTTATCAGTTTCAAGTTGTATTAAGGCGTCGAGTTCTGCCTCTCTTTGTTTCTTTCTTTTGTCTGCGTCTGACTTTAAAGCCTCTTCAAGTTTCGTTGCATATTCTTTCCTGATGACTTCTTTCTGAGCCTCGGTAAGTTCTGCGTTACTTAACTCTAAGTTCATTCTCTGATCCAAGAGTGCCTTCAAGGTTTCCCTTGATGTGTTCTCTTTGTCGGTTTCGAGTTTGATCTTTGCGTCGAGATCTGCTTTTAATTTCTCTAATTGTTTCTGTCTAAGTTCCTCGGCTTTCTTTGCGGCGTCTTCATTGTTCTTCTGTCTCGTTGCAAGGTTTTCTTTCTCCGTCTTCGTTAGTTCTTTCGTACCTGATTGAAATCTTGCGTATGCCTTGTCTCCCGCCTTTACTGCGTTACCGATCGATCCCGCAATCTGTGTAACACCATCTGTGATTGAATCCCAATCAAATGTGAATATACCTTTAAGTGTTTTTCCAACACCCACTCCCACATCTTTGATGAGGGTAAATAAACCAAATAAAACTGAATAGAATACACCAATACCTTTTGTTAATGGAGGTAAAACGACTTCCACCATTTCCATAAACGCATCCAATACCGGTTCGAATGCACGGAAGATCCCACCCAATATTCTTTGTAAACCAATGAATAAGGGTTGTAGTTTTTTCATTGCGGTATCAGACTGACTGAACGCCGCAACTAATCCTCCAATTAAAGATACAAGGAGACCAATACCTGTTGCCTTGAAGGCAGTGTCGAGGGAAACAAACGCAACCTTTGCGGAGTTCAATCCCTTACCTAACATTCCAAGAGGACCACCTGCGTTTTCTAAGGTGTCGATCCAATCTGCACTACCCTTCCTCGCACCTTTGATCTTGTCTTCAAGATCATCAATTTCGTTGTAAAGTTTTTTCCATTGTTCGGTCCCTGTTGGAACTTCCCTCAGTTGTTTCTTTAACTCTTTTAATTGTTTAATCGAGGCGTCTACATTGGTTTCAATGTCTACTTCAACTTTAATTTTTTTATCTGCCATCTTGATCTAATTTAATGAGATCCAATAATTCCATATTCTCTATCATGAGGGGTAACATCAATTTGATATCACTCATCATTCCATTTATTATTTTTGGTCTCCATTCACCAATGTCTTCTGTTATTACTAATTCCATATTTTAAATTTTAAGGTGAACAAGGTGCGGTTCCACACGTTCCGTATGCAGATCCAACCACTGTTATATTTGTGTAATTACCTGCTGATGCGGTTGAATTTACTTGGAATTTACCTCCACCGTTGTAACAATACCATCTATTCAATGTAAGAGGTATATTTGTTTGTATATTTTGGTTATCGTATGGTGGTAAACATGATCCATTTGTAAAATCCACGTTATAATAATATCTGAATGATGTTGGAGTTGGTGTAGGTGCTAATGTTCCCGTTGGTGTCGGAGTTCTCGTTGTCGTTGGACTTGGAGTTGGTGTTTTAGTTTGTGTTGGAGTTGGAGTTTGTGTTCTCGTTGGTGTTGGTGTTGGTCTTGGGAACATGTCTGCAATTCCCCACTTATATTGGAAGTATTGCATCAATTGATCCAATTCACTTATTGTTAATTCTTTGTCGAATAAAACTATCTCACCAATTTGTCCTAATACATCTTGATTCGAAGATGTATAACCAGACTGATTAATGATTTGTAATTTAATATTACCGTTTGCAGGTTGTCCCTGAATATATCTTGTATAAACAAGATCCTGTGAATATCCTGTTGTATTGATATAGAAATATGTTAAGTCAGGAGTTGCCGCAGAGGTTGAGATATAAGATTGTAAAACGTGTGGTGTTCTCCAATCAGTATTTCCTGTAACTTGTAATGCTTGATAATCGTCACTTGTATCATAAGGAGGTTCAATCACTGATGTCCAATATCTTCCATTAGTCGCCTGTACTGTAAGAGGATTCCATAATATTTGTTCTTTTGCAACGAATGGTGCTGGTCCATAATATGGTTTACCATTATCTGCACTTACCGGTGAAGATGATGCAGTTGTTGGATCATACGCACATACCACAAATACGTTCCAGTTTGTTCCTGTCATCTGAATATTAGATTCCATCCATGATCTACTAACCGTTGCACCTGACTTCGCAGTTCCTGTGAAATATGATAATGTATTAATTTCTGTTTGGGCTGTTAAAATATTCTGACTAAACCCTGTCATCGCAGTCCAATAACCTTTGTTCGAAATAGATTCCAAATAATTCGTTCCTGATCTGAATGTCATTGTTGAAGTATCATTGAAATCTACCCATATCATTGGATTAAATCCTAATGGGAATGGAGTTTGAGTAGGTGTTGGAGTTGATGTTTGAGTCGATGTTTGTGTAGGTGTTTGTGTCTGAGTTGATGTCTGAGTTTGTGTTGGTGTATTCGTAGGTGTCTGTGTTTGAGTTGATGTTTGTGTTGGTGTTTGAGTTTGTGTTTGTGTAGGCGTAGGTGTATTAGTCGAAGTCTCAGTCGGTGTTTGTGTTGGTGTTTCTGTTTGAGTCGCAGTAATACTTGGAGTAGGTGTTTGTGTTGATGTCGATGTATTAGTTGGAGTATTAGTATGAGTTGGAGTATTAGTTTGTGTTGGTGTCTGAGTATTAGACGGTGTAATACTTGGGGTTGGAGTTTGTGTTGATGTTCTTGTTGGTGTTGAAGTATTAGTTGGTGTCTGAGTTCTCGTAGGCGTAGGGGTTCCTGTTTGTGTATTTGTATTTGTAGGTGTCGGACTGAACGTTAATGTTGGTGTCTGAGTAGGGGTTTGTGTTGCTGTTTTAGTAGGTGTAACAGTAGGGGTACTCGTTTTAGTTGGAGTTTGTGTTGGTGTAGAAGTTCTCGTTGGAGTTTGTGTTGGTGTAGAAGTTCTTGTTGGTGTTGGTGTTTTAGTTGGAGTTCTTGTCATCGTTGGTGTCGATGTCATTGTCTTCGTTGGAGTTGGTGTAACTCTTGGAGTCTTACTTGGAGTTGGAGTAGGACGTGATGTTCTTGTCGGAGTTTGAGTTGGAGTTTTTGTTGGTGTTAAACTTATTGTTGGAGTAGGAGTTGGTGTGATAGAACAATCCCCTGATAATATAATACCACAAGAAAATAATAATGGTTTAGAATCATCCATACAAACGGATTCACCATAACTTAAAAAGAAGTTTTGAACAACTCCCAAACATGTTGTTCCCGAAACCTGTTCAACAGGACCTGATGGGGTATTATTAACGTATGTAGTGCAACTCATATTAGTAAATATATTTTACGTGTGTGATCCAATCATTTTAATTTTATGTACATCCCACACAATCTCCATCATCGATACACGGATCTCCACAAATTGTGATTGTGATATTTGGATCTGAGGTTGGTGTGAAACTATTATCATTACAAATTCTTACTTGTTGACCAGCACCTAACGATTGTACCGCAGGGAACGCAGTACCACAAGGTTTGAATGTAATATCACCACCTGTTCCTGTTTCATTCAGGAACCAATAACATGTACACGCAGTACTCGCACTTGTCGGAGTTGGAGTTTGTGTTTGTGTATTAGTCGGAGTTGGAGTTGGTGATGTCACAACTTGATTTGTTGGTGTTGGAGTTGGGGTCGGTGTATTTGGAGGTGTTGTTCCAATTGTTGATGAAGGTGTTGGTGTTGGAGTTCTTGATGATGTTGGTGTTGGAGTTACCACAGGAGGACATGATCCTGTTGCACAGTTACCAACTGCATTAAGTGATCCTGTTCCAAATGTTAATTCAATTTGATTTACACCACCAATGTTTTCAACACACTGATAATAAGTTCCTGGATTCAAGAAGAGTCTTCCTGTTCTCACACCATAACAATCATTAAATTCAATCGCACCTGAGTATGATTCACCACCACCATTACTTGTAATCACAATTTCCATACATATACAAGGATTAGGGAATCTTGTTGGTGTTGGAGTTGGGGTAAGACCCATTGTTGGAGTTGGTGTTGGGGTAATGAATGATTGGGCACATGTATCACAATCAACAAAAGTATTTTCTTGTATCCAATCGGTAAATTGTGAGAAATAATTTTCTACATTATAGATACAAATTGTTTCTGTCGTCGCAGTGTTCGTGATCGTATATGAGAAATCCCCACCAGGTAAGAATGAATCATTCGATCTGAAAATATAAGTTTCCAAATCAGTACAACCTGTTCCGATGTAGGTGAATAATCTTGGTGTTCCTGGTTCTTCCTGAACTACATTGAATTGTGTTCTACCGGTACAACCACAATCAGGATATACTCCAACTAAATTACTTGTATAACCTGATGAAATATAATAGTGTTTGTAATCGTGTGTTGGATCATAACCTTCAACTGAAACGTTATAACATCCCAAATAATCTAAGTCATCATTGTATAACTTAACATAGTTTCCAACATAGGCGTAGAAGTTGTAGTTTAAATCACTACTTGAATATAGATCAGGACCAGACGCACAATCTTCAAACTTATAATAAAGTCTTCTATGTTCTTCATAGTCCCTCGTTAATTTAACTAACTCAACATCACAAATTGATGGTTCGGATGCGTTGTAGTTTGTGATCCTATTGATCCTAAAAAATGTGTTGTTAATTAATATCCTTTCATTCCATCTAAGTTGTTGAATGTCTTGTGGATATAGATACATCTTACATGAATAGATCTTGTTCTCGATATTGATTAAATCATCAACATAAGGTTGATAATAAATGTTGTATAAATCTTCTGAGTCAAATATGTATTCACCCGGTGTAATGTTCGTTGAATCTTCACCTCTGAAATTGATGTAGTGTGAAAATCCTGTATACGCAAATGGATACGTAGTGAAACGATTGATGTTGGAAAATCTATTTTGTTGATATTCATTCATCCACCAATATTGATATGCGGATAAATTCACAACACCACTACAACTTGTACCCGTCGAAGTAACTGTCAATGTTGGTGGTGGAAAAACTACTGATGGGGCTCTCAATGATGTTGGATCTCCACAACCAGTAATAGTATTTGAACCAATTGTTGCGTCGAAGAATTGTTGATTCCCTTCACAATCATTATAGAATATTGTTCCTGTTGTTGAATAATTGAATGTGATACCTGATGTACAATTTGTTGTTGTACCTGATCCACCAATGAAACCGTAGTTATCATTTGGTAATGTAAGTCCTCTGAATACTAATCTTGGTAAGATCTTGAATGGAACGAATGTCTGTAATGTTTGACCACTAACATCAATTTGTTTTAACTTACTAAATGATGATAATGTGATCTGTGGTACAAACGCGTTATTGATTGTGATATCGATCGGAGATGAGAAGATATAATCAAACTTTGTTGTTGTATCCTTATAATCTTGTCCCAATAGGAACTTATCTGTTCCGAATATTCTATTCGATTGTGTGAAGAAATCTTGGTTGGCGTAATCCTGATCTTTTTTAAACTCGAACTCTAATGTTCCGTTCAATAAAGATGTTGTTGGATATAATGATTGTGTTTGTTTGAAATCAACTTTTGTTGTCCAATCTAATACAGGTCCCTTACCAACATAATCTACGATCGGTTCAATAATCAAGTTCTTTGGTTTGTCAGGATCGGGGACAACAATAAGGTTAAAGTATTTGTTGATTGATGTAATGAAATCAATTTGTTTGTAATCGTTTGGTGGGAACTCTGCGGCGTAGTCTATTGTAGAACCAGGAATCATAAATCTCGGACCATTAACAATAGAAGATGTGAATCCTGAAATCCTTCCATAATCCCCGAATAAATAAAACTGATTCGTAGTTGTACCGGTGATGTTAATGAACGTTCTTAAATTAATTGTTGTAGGTTGACCATCACAAATTTCATTTGAGTATAATGTTACATCTTGAACCGTATCGTTATAACGTAATACAACGTATGTAGTGATCCCCAAATCTGGTTCACATACTTGATCAGGTATTACAGTAAATGTAATACTGAATTCATATAGACCTTGAAATTCTGATGGTATATCAAATGTTGTTGATGTTGTTGGAAAATTAAGTGAGTTACAAGTTTGTCCTGAACTTGGGTTTGCAAATAACACTGAAAAAAAATCTAATGGTCCAAGATCATCATTTGTGAATGAGAAACAACTTGGAACTGCGTTTCTTGCGTATACTGTTTCATCAACAAACTTTAATGGTAGATAAAACTTTTCGAAATAAGATGTATCAAAAAAACTTGATTCAACTTGGTATCCCGCTTGATTTACAATCTGTGTGTAAAGTTCTTTTACTTGTATGGCTGGTTTATAGTAGAAGTCATGAACCGGTGTTCCTGAAAAATCAAAGTTTCCACTCGTCGGTGTATATGATGATCCTGATATTGTTGGAGAGAATTGTACCAACGGTGTGATATCACTTCTTAATGTAGAACCTGAATATTCATAACCGATATTAAATAATCCCCACATTGTTTTACCATTCTGATATGAATAGTTTGTGGATCCTGTCAACGGGAATAAGTTTGGATCGAGATTCGATTCCAAGATGACACTTTCAGAATAAGGATGTGATAGTCCTGATAGATTTAGATCAACCAAAAACTGATCACCAATATTGGACATTAGATCCCCAATTTGGTTATAAAAAGTTACCTGATAGATAATCTCCCCATTGGATATGGAAACTCCGTTTAAACGGATATTACCCGTCAATATTTCCGTTCCATCCCATAGTAGAGACGCCTCGAATTTATCGTTGGGGTTAAATGTTGTCGGGATTGCGTTTAGATCAAAGAAGAAGTTGAATACTTGGTTATTCTTTTTGGATCCTGGTAATGAAAACGATTTGGAGAACGCAGAATTTTTCTTTGTTATATCTTGTAGTTCTGCGAATGACAAAGACAAAACAATAGGTTCGTTTTTGTATAAGTCCAAGAATAAGTTTTCATTATTAACGGTGGTCCTGATTTGTAACATTAGAATGGAAGTATAAATGGTCTATATGGTGTCTGAGTCAATTCAATTGTATATTGGAAGATCCTTTGATACTTTTGGATATATTCTTTCACCTCTTTATTTTCAACAATACATGGGATTAGATATGGATAGATGTAGTCCTGATTTGTCCCAGGTAACCAGTTATCCATTATCTGATAAACATAAGGGGACATCAATAATTCCTCAATAACAACAACATCATTTTGTTGAACAAATCCTGAGTCCACTGTTACTTGTTCTGCGGCCTGTCCCCAAAACACTGTCTGTTGTGAATCATAAGATTGACGATTCCACCATTGTGTATTTAAAGTTTTTTGTGAGTTATAAACTTTCTTATCTACTGCGTATTTCTTTGTGTATTTTTTTGTGAACGTAAATGTGTCCCAAACGCCATTGCGATTGAGGAACAGAAAACTCACGGGATCATTAAAGCATTCATCACCAACCATCTTATATTGAACGATCTCTGATACTGAATCAAGGTTGTAAGAATCAGGTGCACAAGTATCTGTAAGATAAATCGCAACGTCACTATCTGTTCTCACATTTTCATTTTGTTTGAAGATACCATACGCAATTCTTTGTGAGAGATATGAGTAAGGTGCGTCGTTTTGTGAGTTCGGTCTTGATGTATAGTTAACAGGTAAGTTCTGAATTACATCATAATTGATTTGGTTGTTTGTCTGTGTCTTTTGTAGATAGGATATACCGGCGATTGCAGATGTGTTGTTATACAACGGATTACCACCATACATGAATCCAACAATGATCGGACACTTGTAATAATGTGTTCTGTATCTTGTCTGATAAACTTGTGATCCATTGATCGTCATGGGGATTGTCTCTGATCCAAACGCAGACATGAATCTTCCCTTCTGTGATAGATCCATTTTCCAATCATAAACTTGTGTGTTTAGATAGTTGTATTGACCTGTGAGGTTTGTTCCTGAGTAGTAATACAATGAAGATCTTTCTTTGTTGTCTTGAACACCTGGCCATATCATTACACCGTATGGTTGGGTAGATGCGTCCGTTACAGATATGGTCCCACCTGTGTAAGAAGTATACGCAGAATAGTTTGTTGGGATCACAATCTGTGTTGTCCCACCAGAAGTGAATTGGACCCCGAAAATTAGACGATATTCGTTAATGTGATATATGTTATCAAAACCTTCAACACCCCCGTTAAAACCGTTCGAAAACGATAATGTGGAGGTTCTGGCGTTTGTGATGTTTGCGTGGTTTGTTTGAAGATTGACAGGAGTTCCTGATGAGGTTGCGACTAATACCTCGAATGGGTTTGTGGTCGCAAGTCCTGATCCAACGGTACTTGGATTTACACCAAGTGATCTTGGATTTTTATCAACAAGATTATAGATAATGGTTTCAACATTGAATATACAATTACCGAACTCATTGGATGGTATTAGTAATCTTGAAACTCTTCCTGAATCTTGTGTGGATCCCGAATCGTTTCTATAAGGGTTCTTATAAACATCGACAACCAATCTGATGTCTGTGTATGCGGAATAATCATTCAACACAACATTCCATGTGTGATCTGAGTGTGATGGGGTCACGGACAGTGGTGCCTGTTTTATGAATAAATTTAATGCCATGTTATCTTATATCTGATGGTAATTCAATTTTTATTTGTTTGTCGAAGTAGTTGTTGATATCCTCTGCGATGGACCTGAATAACTCTGCTCCTTCATCTCTCAAATTCTCAGGTAAGTTATTCGGGAAGTTAGAAAATATCTCTTCCAAATCCTCAACCCCTCTTGTATAAATATTAGTTTTCCTAATACCATACTTGTAGATGTTGGTTTGGATTGCGAACGCAAGGGATAGGTTCGGAATGAATTTACCCTTCTTGTTTCTACCTCTTATACCTCTTATCTTGATCCATTCCAATAGAGAGGGTATTGGAACTTTTTTTACTTCTTTTTTTCTCCCCTTGTTTACATACTTGAAATAATCTGCGTATGAAAGAACTGCAACGGGATTACCATCTGCGTCTATTTCAACACTACCTTGAATTGAATCATATAATGTTCCCGACGCAATCTTATCACCCTGTCCTCTTTGTGGGTTCCCATACGGATACCTCCTCTCTGCGATAGAGTTTTTTAGATACTTTACGAACTCATCTAAAACCAATTTCAGTGCCTTCTCAGTTAGTTCAAACATATTAGATTGTGTTTAACGCAAATCCCCATTGTGGTTGTGTTGTTATTGATGTAACATAGTTTGTCGTTATGTCTGCTGATGTATAAGACGCTTGGAATGGTAAGTTCAATACATTCGCAAAGTTTCCCATTGTTCCATATTTCTGACCTACTGCGGTTCCAGTTCCTGCCGAGTTCAAGTATAATCCAAGATGGAATGCGTATGCTTGGTTATTGATATTAAAGTTTCCATTTGTATACCTCACAGTTGGGGTTACTCCACCATTACTAACATAATATGCAACGATATAATAACCTCCACCTGTTCCACTAAATGAAAGTGTTGATGGAAGTGTTGTTGTTTTAATACCTGTTGATCCTGCTGATGTCAAAGTAATACCTGACATAATTAAATCTTTTGGTGCAATCCCAATACCAGGAACAATTTGTAATGAATAAATTGCTGCGGTTACAACATCACTTGTTGATGTTAATGTTCCTAATTGGTAAGTCATCGCAGAATAAGAATTTATACCTGTATCATAAAATATTGCGTATAAAGTTCTATTCTGAGTCAAGGCAATATTTGCTGTTCCCACACCTGCATTGAATCCTATTCCACCATATTCAGGTTTAACAGTATTCAATGATGGTAAGTTTGGAGAAAGAATACCTGAGGTTGAAATCCTTGTATTAGTATTATTTCCAAGTCCATCTTGGATCTGTTGGTATGTTGATGTTATACCCGTTGTTGAGTTCTGTAAGTTCATGACACCAAAATATGTGTCCTTGATTTGTTGTCCTGTTAATACTGACATCGTATTGTTAATTTAATTTTTTATTTAATAGTCCCATGCTTTTGTTTCGTTCTCCCACTTGGAGTTATTTGTATCCCAAATTGGTGATCTACCACCTGCTCCACTTGGAGTTATACTCGGAGTTGGTGTGTTTGTAGTTGTCGTAGTTGGTGTGTTTGTATTAGTCGGTGTTACTGATGGTGTCATCGTGTTAGTAACACTTGGTGTTGGAGTGCTCGTCAATGTTGTTGTCGTTGTTGGTGTGTTCGTATTAGTAGGAGTCATCGTCTGCGTAACACTTGGAGTTGGTGTGTTTGTAGGAGTTGCACTCGGAGTATTAGTAGGAGTTGCACTTGGAGTTACACTTGTCGTTGGTGTGACAGTTGGGGTTGCTGTGGCACTTGGTGTTGGGCGAGTCGAGGATCTGCTGCGCGAAGAAGTAGCGGCCCTCCTCGGCCACGAGCTCGGGCCAGCCGAACACGGTTGAGCCGTACTCGCTCCTCCACCCGAGGTACAGCGAGTCCCACGCCATGGCGCCGTGCACGAAGGCGCCCGGGTTGGCGCGGAAGAGGCCGTCGACGGCCGCGCCCATGGCCTGC